GTAATGTTTTCTTGTTGGATAACATCCAATTGCTGTTGAAGATTATCCACATTATGGACAGTTTCTACAATCACTACTGGTATAAACTCTTCAAAATCAGTGTTATACATCGTTTTAATTTTGGCTGGATTATAGATGACATTCTGAAGTGGGAATGCCAAATACACTTGATTGAAGTTTGCAGAGGAGCTATCAAATGTCATGTTGCCTACACTGTCGAATTTGGGAATATACAAGCCATATCTCTGAAAATTTTGAATATCTTGTGAAAAGTCAGCCATATTATTTTACCTCGTCTGTGAGTTATCTATTAAATTATTTACAACAAAATCTTTATATTCCGACTTTATATATGGAGTATTAGATTTAAACTTTGCATTTTTTCCATATCCACGTTGTTTATCTGGAAATATAGATACAATTTCTTCTGGAGATATATCCCGGTAAACCCGCAGATCACTACTTGTTGTAATTATATCAACCTCTTTTTCTGGAACCGAAAATACTACTATCCATCGGTCTCCCTTTACATTTAATTTTCCATATTGTTGTTTCAATTTTTCTTCATAATCAGTTTTAGAACTCGCCATTTCTGAACTTTCTGCGGCATATACTGCTTTGAATCCAGACTTATTAATTACGCCAGCATTACTTCCAATTATTCCACGTTTCCATATACTGCTAGGATTTCTCGTTCCATGAAAAATAATTACATTTCCATGCTTCAATGGATCTAGTATAAACCGATTGCTAACTTCATTTAATAATGATTTCAATTTAATCATATGGATTTGACAGTTATTTATACTTTGTTAGAATAATAAATTATATTATTACATCCACAACAAGTTTTATAATATGGAGTTTCCTTCATTACCTCGTCAACTGAAATGTTTTGCCGCAATCAAACGTATAAATTGACTGACCATCATCTACACGAATGAGCACCCGATAGTATCGGTCCTGTGGTAAATTCGTCGTATCAATCACGAAGTAGTTTCCCGCTGGATACTGACATCCTATCTTTGTATAACTATCAAAATTCATGACTATTTCGTCGGTCTCATTGTCTTTCAATGCATAATATGACGATGTTGGCAAAAACTCAGGGATGAGATATTGCGATTGTTGTGTGGTCTTTCCAAAGGTCTTCAGTGGATATTGCTTTCGAGCAAATACTTCCATCTTGATAATGTCACCTGCCTTATAAATTGGGCACATGTTGGATACTATAACTGTAAACGGTCTGGATGCATCCAGTGCAGTCATCATACTGGATGACATTTCCACACTTGACGTGTAACTGTATGATGAAGTGGCAACACTGCCACTCAGTTGAAGATTCAACGTTCCACCAAGAAGGTTTCCATCAACAAATTGTCCGACGAAGCTTGCGCTATTTGCTCCTGCACTCGCAGTTCCGTAAGCACTATTAGAACCCGAAATTGTATAGATTCCAAGTGCCTTTCCGTTGACATAGATTCCACTGACGTAAGCATACGCATACGGAGCGATCGGTGATGGGAGTGGAATGTTTACTTTGGTCCCAAGCAATGCTGCTTCGGTCCATGAACCCGACAGCAAAGCATTTTCAAACTTGTAGTCCACATAGTATGCCGTAAACGCACTTCCACTAAATGGACCACTTGTTAGAATTGCCTTAGCAAGTGAAGCACTGAATGATTTTCCACAAGGTCCAGTAACAAGAGATTGTGAGATTGTTACAAGTCCCAAAACTGTCCCGAATACCGGAACCCCCGCAATGTTTCCTTTCAAACCCATTCCATCGACAAATCCACCAAAAGACAAGAAGACTGGATCTAAATATGTTCCCGAACCAGTTCCGTTAAGATATACCAATGAACTTGATAGTTGACCCCTATAGAGTCCAAGGAATCCAACTGTGATAACACTACCGGAAATGCTTCCACTGACACTACCCGAAACATTGACGTTGTTACCCTCTTGATCAACCCCATCAACCGACCCGGAGAAATAAGACGCTGTAAATTGCCCACTGCCCGAAATCGTTCCATTTATTCCGACTGAACCGTTTAACGAACCTGTAAAACTTCCAGTGAAATTGAAAATAGGAGCACTACCATAATCTGGCGGTGTTGGTGATACTTGAATATCGGTATTTGGCAAAAATCCACCATGATATGGGTCTAAGTCCCACGCTGACTGCCAATTATCATAGTGGTATCCATTATTTGCATACCAGACCGAGTTTCCGCTTGAATCAGCTGGTGCATTGTAGTTAAAAATCTGCTCGCTTGCAGTGATGTAGTTTGCTGAAGTCATTATGAACGCACTACCAGAGAAACTTCCGCTAACCCCACCATCAATAACCAAAGACGAACCGCTTTGAATTGATGCGGAAATGCCGGAGGCGACTGTAGTAATCGTTACACTTCCCGTTGATTCACTGCCGGTAATATATCCGCCCGCAAGCGCAATATCATCCCACATGACATCCAAATATGGGGAGTAAATCGTATTGGTATCACGACTATAAAACTTAAGGTAGAACCCCGATCCCGTTGCTTGGAGTTCGTCCGATCCAATAAGAATCATTCCTTCATTTGGAATACTTCCGCTCAACCATACCATGACCATTGAGGTGACATCCATGTCAATATCAGCGGATTGATATCTAAAACTCTGTGAGCACCAACTTGACGAATACCATGTTCCCCCACCATAAGCAAATGAGGCAGTCAACAACGAAGGATTATTGATGAAATCAATAGGCGGACGAGGCGTTATATCTACAGAGGAAGAGAACCATTCGGTTCCAAAATTATTATCCCGATAGACCCAACTTACTCCTGAATCTGACCCTTCATCAGACATATATCCGTCGCCCATGTTCCAACTTTGACTAATTGGAAGCGCAAAAATGGCATATGTGATTGGAAGATTGTATTCGTTACAAACTTTCAACTTGATGGCAAACTTGGGATTGGCGATGGCACCGGATGAAATAGATATAGAGATGGCAGTCAAGTCGAACTTGAGCAACGCTCGATCAATAAACTGAGTTGGGCGAGTCGTCCAATGTTGCTCATCACGAGTATCTACGCCGGATCCTGTTCCTGTGAAACAAGCGATTGACCCAGTAAGTTGTCCAACAAACTCTCCGATGACATATGGAGAAATGACCGAACCCGACATGTATCCAACAACGGTTGTTCCCAAAACACTACCGCTGAGTTCCACAATTGTTCCACCATTGATTGACCCTGAAAAATAAGAGGCACTGAAATCAAGATTGCTTCCTGAGATGCTGCCGCTGGCAAATGCAATCGTTCCCCCAAACGATCCTGAGAAAATACCAGTAAAGTAAGAGACTCCCTGACTATTGAAGATGACATTTGTGTAAATATAATCCTTGGTCGTTTCCAAGACTTCGATTGGAGTGTTTCTTGTTCCGACTTGAAGTATCTCGTCAATGCCAAAGTTCTTACCTTCCAACGAAGAGCGGTTGGTTACATACGTGTCTTTTGATGGAAAAATGAAATGATGCATTAGGTCTCCTGAAAATTGTTGTGCTTTTTAAGATTGTCCTGCTTTAACAGATGTTGCAAATTTGTATAATGAAATGCGGCATTTTGCTCCTCTTTATTTTCTGTATTGTGATGCATATTAGAGTACCGATCCTTTTATGTCAGAATCGGGGTACTTTACCTCCCAGCAACTGGGGTCAACGGATGGATAAATGATACCATTCTTCGTTGCGGACGCTACGTCATATTCCACCGGAGAATAATCACCATCTAAAGCAGTTTTGTTGTAAATCGTGACATCAATAACCGACTGCACTCCATCTATCTTGGCAATCTGAAGATTCAGCTGACTCAGATTGATTGGTTGAGAGAAATTCCAATTATCAATGTTGAAGAAATCCTGCACTGTTTGAATGCAAGACAGCAAAGTATCCTTTTTGTTAAATCCCTTATACACTGTTATGACAAAATCAACGGCGATGTTGATGATGTATCCATCAATGATATTGACACCATCAGTTATCATACGGGTTTGCTTCAAATACGTAATCAGATTTGTCACTAAGGCTTCATTTGGCTTAATCAACTTCTTATTGGCATCAAACGAAAGAATGTAAACATTGATGGCAAATGGATTGGTTGCATCATAGGCAATTTGGCGGAAGTAACTGCTATTACTATTATTTCTGACCGAAGCAACGTTGTTCTGGTCAACTGTTCCAACGAGAATCTTGTTGACACCCACCTGCAAATTTGTATCAGAAATAACTTGTGCTTTGGCAATTGAACCAAACTTGAATGGCAAACTATATACCCTCACTAAGTAATCGTTTTGCGTGACTGTTCTGCTTTGAGCAGCGAAGTTCGCCATTGCGTTCATCTTGATTTCTTCGTCATTCTCAGCATCTTTACCACCAACACATGGGGCGGGGTTAGTAACTGTCAAGGAGTTTTTGACTGTGTTTAGCAAGTTAACTTGCTCTGGTCGCAACCCTTCCGAAGAGTTGTCAAAATCTGCTTGAACTACGGTTCGAATTTCATCTGATTGGCAATTGCTCTGTAATCCACCACCAACTGCATAACGAATCGTCAGTGTTGTATTGAATGGGGCAATTCCATAGTTCTCATTCTTCAAGAAATTACTTGGGTCAAGCGGCACGTTGCAATTCGTTGAATTCATCAATCCTACGTTAATAAGGTTGGAATCGAATGTTACGATATCATCGTCCACACCATTGACGCCTGCTCCGAATTGAATTCGGGTGATGTTATTCTCATCAACCATAGTGACAAAGCGGCGGGATGTCTTTAGGAACTTCAAGATATAAGGAACGGAATCACGATAATAGCGAAGCGAACCTTCATACTCTGCATCGTTAGGGATTGCAATCGGTACCATCTCTTGGGCCATATAATCCACTTCATACCACTTATTATTATCGGAATCTACAACATCAATGACTCCGAGGACGTTTGATTCGTCCAATTGAATCTCGTAGAATGAAGAGGGAGAAGATACAATCACCTGCTTGGTATAGATTTGACCCGATGCCACACTTCCCTGCTTCTCAAGTAAGAAGAACTGAGGCGTTCCATCAGGATTTCGGGAATATACCGACTCCACTCTTGGAGAAACCGATGAATTAACCGTAAAATCAACTCCTTGAGTGAGATTGTAGTAAGATGCTCCGTTGCTGGAGAATTGACTATTCTCCTTGACCAAAAGCATGTAGTTTGTGTCAGGATAATAATTTCCATTACCATCATCTGCCGAAGGACATAATTGCATCAAACTGACATTTCCCAAGGCGGCACGACTTGGTTTGACTTTGTATCCGAGATAAGCAGCGAGACTGATGATGTTACGCCGCTCGGTTGCACTAAGCATCAAACCTTCTTTGAAAGCGTAATCTGTGTAATAGCTTAGAACGTCACCGACATACGCAGCTTGTTCCATGAACATCATCCCGGGAGATGCTGCTGAGAAATCTTTGTAGGTATTCGGATAGTAGGTCTTGGCAAAATTGATCAAGGATTCACGCAACTGTGAAAAATCACGGTTTAAGTAGCGAATCTCTTTCGAATTCGGGGCGAAATTTTTTTGAATATTTGAACTCATTAATTATACTTTATTAGTGTCGAGAATAATTTCAACGACATCCTCTTGGTTTATCGCCTCCACGGTGAACTTGACGACGATGTATAGTTTATAAATATCTCTGAGATCGGAAGTTTGGTCATCTTCGAAGTATTTAACGTCAATTGACGTAACCGATACACCCGGTATCCACTGAGAGACATCTTCTCGTATTGCCTTACTTACCTTGTCGGGAATAAAATCATCATTGGGTTCAAAGACAATGTTCCACAAACGGCATCCAAATGTTGGATTCATTCGTCTTTCTCCCGGGGCAGTTCGAATGAGATTAATGATATTCATCCGATATGCCGTAAAAGTATCCGTGGACTGGTCAAAATACCCACTTGTAGGTCCACTACGGATGGGTAGATTCAATCCAATCGGAGTATTTTTAACAATTGCCATTACGCTATGCCCTTCTTTTTCTTGTCAATTAACTTCATCATTTGAGAGTAATTGCGGGTCAATGCACCCCTTACTGCCGCTGGCACTCCCTCGGGAACTGCAATCGAGGCAATCATTCCTTCTTGAAATACTTGCGGTCTTGACCTCGGGGATCCCGCCGGTGTCATTGTTGGCATATTCTTGACAAATGCGGGTTCATCTTCCAATGGCATTGCCGACGATGCGGGGGAATTAAATCCCGGACCCATTGCCATAGCGGGGGAATATCCGCCTTGGAATGCCGCCATACCAACCATACCTTCTCGCTGCCTCAAGTCGGGCGTGGTTTCATTCAAAATCTGATTCAGAACCGGGTTCTTGGTGAACTGCCTCATGGGACGAGGTTGATTCTCTACTATCGGGGTCTTCATAACAGAAGTTCCTGCGAACAGTTCCCTCAAAGACGCCTTAAAATCGTTTGGACCTTCTTCAATCCTATTCTCTTGTGGTTCCAGTTGCTCCTGAATGGGTTCTGGCTCGTTCCGTTGCTCGGATACGACCTGTCTGCCCATCATGTTCTGAAACGTCTCTGCGATGATGGAAGGAAGCTGTTTACGCACTTCTCTTGCGACCAAGTGCTCAATTATCTGTGTGAGTTGTGTGAGTTCTGATTTTTTCATAGATATAAATATCCTTACGAAGGTCGATAGTTCTTACCTTTCCACTCTCCCGGCACGCCCGACCCATTACCAATGCCAATTTTTATAGGTTCAGTACCCTCGGAAATATATCCACCGTTCTGTCCCGGTGCCAATCCACCACCCGTCATGAAGACTCTTCGGCTCATTAATATGTGTAGTTTGTCTCTTAATGCAATCAATTGTTGAACTTGAACTGGTAACTGAGTCTGCGACGGAGACTCCTTGCCCGCATCCTCGTGCGAGTGTTTATACCAGTGAGTATGTGCCAATAACCAATTGCAAAGTTCATAGAGCCAGTTAATCGTTGTTTGACCTAACAACGCCGGTTCATTTGTCATATCATACTCTCCTAAATAGATAGCAGGAGAATTGATGACAGTCTTGGTATTTGTGGTCAAAACTATTTGTTGGTGAGCATCCACCGTATATTCGTTATCGGTTACGATGGCAAATCTCTTCTTGGAGAATTGCATCATTTCCGCATATCGGGCAGACAATACCATTCTGTCCGTATTGATAACAATCTGATCGCCATTTAGAGTCGGAAACTTGAATAGAGAATGTCCCGCAAACTTAGAAACCTCTTCATCTACCCCAAACATCTTTTTATAGCAAGTAGTCACCCATCCACTAATAGTCGTTCCAGATGTTATTTGCATGGTTGACCCATCGTGATTGATGTTCTCTTCCAAATACCCACCCGTATTCTTCTCATATTTGGTTCCAGTAACGGTTGCGGGGTTTGGACTATGTTGTAACGAGAGGGGCTGCCCTTCCTTTAAAAGAGTTCGCTGACGATTGCGAATTAGAATCATTGGATTACCACCATCCGTGTAATCCTTATTCTTCGGGTCTCCCACATCATTCATCCGCAATGAATCATATGCGGTCATATGAATGGTTTGCCCGTGGCGACTTTCAATGAGCAAGTCCCCCTCAAACCGCTTCACCGTGCGGATCTTGTTGTTGGCAACGAAATACTTTCCGGCATACCCATGGTATCCAGTGTTGTTCTTGAGAATTTCTATAGTCGGTGCTTTCAGAACCGATTCTTTCTTTCCCATAAATGGAGTGGTTGTGTATAGTTCAGTATTTGATTGCCCCGATACCGATTGGTTCACCGAAAAATCAAGGTTGTTGTTTGGCCAATTGTGATAGTTTACTTTTCTGCTGTAGTAAAGTTTTTCGCCGAAAGTTGTGAGAACAACAGTTTCATTGATAAGGGGATATTCGGAGAGGTTATTCTCCAACGGATATGCCCATAGAAGCTGGTCTTTCTCGGTCAACTTTTCAGAAGTCAGAGGGCGAACCAATACCCGACCAATCCAGGTATAATCTATGTCGGTTTTGGGGTCTGCTTTTTTATCCAAGACATCGGCGGGCCAACGGTCTGCATCAATGTAACGATGCAATTTGTCACCTTTGGTAAAGATTGGGTGTTTGTCATCCAACACAATGTCTAGCACAACTCCAAGTTCCATCTCGTAGAACTCTACGGGGATAGATGTCTTGGCAGTATTATGACTCGTCGCTAGACCAAAGTTATCCAGATCTCGGGAGTTTTTTGAGATGAGTTTCCAGTAAGACATAGTTAAATAATTGAAGAAGTAACAGGTAGGGGAAATTCAACTTCCTTCTTTATATCCATAATGCTTGTCTTGGCAATGTTTTGAATGAGTTGGTCTTTCTCGTCGTCCGTTAATTGTCCGGCATCTCCCCCCGAGGATTCTAACTGGGTGGATTGAAGTTTCTGAACAACAGAGGCAAGTTTGATGAGTTGCTCATCGTTCTTGATACCTACGTCGAGAAGTTCTTTGATACGAGGAAGGAACACTTGGGCATCATTGATGTTCTTAATGTGCCCACGAATGTCCGAAAATAGTGTATCTAACTGGTCCTTTTTATTTTCACTTCGTCTAACAACTTCGCCACATAAATCACGAAATGTTTTTCCTTCACAAACTTCAAAGTCATTATTCATATATCCTCCATAGATACACTTTTTTTGATTGAACGTTTGTTATGTTATAAATTCCAGAATTTGTCATACATACATAAATATCCCCGGATGCCCATTTTGAGCGTCCAACCATAAATTATTTTAACGATTATGCCGTGGCGTAACGGTCAGTATTCACGTCACCATCCTCCCGATAGGAGCGTTGGATGTTATCGTGATACTGTTTCATGCGATTGATGACCTTAGTAATCTGCTGGGTCTTACATACAGCCATCTCGCGGATGTAAAGGTATAATGCCTTCTTGTTGTAGGCATCAATCCTGTTCGAATTACGAAACAGCTCAACCACAGCGTTAGCAATGTTCAAGTCCCGTTGCTTGGTAAAGATTTTATTGACATTCTTTTCCCAGAACTCCACAATCAACCGAATGAAATCCGACATCTCTTGTTGAGCATAATACTTGTCGTGTGCCTGAAGTTGAACCGTATGCTCGTCCCGCTCCTCGCTAATTTCTACATTCTGATTGAACTTTTTATAGTTGGTATTGTTGAGAAGAATCAGATAATGCTTGGCAATGATAGAAAAATATGCAAATGCCTTTGCTTTTTTTGTCGGATCAAGTTTGCTTGTACGATTAGGGTCAAACTTATGCATATTAGCTACAAGGTGAGTTAGACATTCTTTTTGAACATCTTGGGGACCAGTTTCAAAATAGGAAAATTTGAACGTGTTGAAAACGTTTTCCACTAATTTTTGAACGGCGTAATGAATGCGGTCATGAAAAATCTGTTCACGAATTTCCAAATTTTCTTCTTTGTTATATTGAATGATTGCATCCTCCGTATCTTGCGTGAAATACATTCGGGATACTCCGTTTTTACTCCGACGTTTGCGAGGAGTTTTGATTTTTTTAACTACTGGGGTGCAAATCACAACTGCCGTGACTGTCTTCGGTTGACGAGTCTTTCGGGTCTTGATGATTTTTG